CACCAGCTCGAGAGGTCCTGGTTGAAGGCGGTGGCATTCTGGAACGTCCAACCCATATTCGTCACGCTCCACGTGTCCCACCCCCCTATATCCTGGTTGAAGGCGGCGGTATTTGCGAACATGGCTTTCATATCCGTCACCCTCGACGTGTCCCACCCCCCTATATTCTGGTTGAAGACGGTGGCTTTATAGAACATGCTTTGCATATTCGTCACCCTCGACGTGTCCCAATACCCTATATTCTGATTGAAGGCGGAGGCTTGATAGAACATGGCTAGCATATCCGTCACGCTCGACGTGTCCCACCCCCCTATATTCTGGTTGAAGACGGTGGCTTTATAGAACATGGATGTCATATCCGTCACGCTCGACGTGTCCCACCCCCCTATATTCTGGTTGAACGCGGAGGTGAATGCGAACATGGATGTCATATCCGTCACGCTCGACGTGTCCCACCCCCCTATATTCTGGTTGAAGGCGGCGGCATTTGCGAACATGGATGTCATATTCGTCACCCTCGACGTGTCCCAATACCCAATATCCCCATTAAACGACGTCGCGTAGAATAGACTGCTCATATCCGTCACCTGCCCGGTGAATACGTTGAGACCGTCGTCAGCAAACGTGTAAGTTACGCCGCCCGAGGTGATAGCAAAGCTATTGTCTCCGGTGCCTGTCGCATCCCGCAGCGTCGCGTCATCGACGATAAGCATCCCCGCGCAGCCGGCCCAACCGGCCTGACCGACTGTGCCGACATTCGCGGAATTATAGCACTGTGCTGTCGTCTGAGCAGACGCGGATGAGGGAAAAACTACGAATGCGAAAAATAAAAAAATCACGATCAGACGGCACACGGATGCGCCTAGCCCTGTTCTAAACCGAAACGGCTCTTTCAGCACGAAACCCGTTAGCCAACCCGACCCTGCCACAATTGAGTGGCAGGAGCTAAAGCGGTATCCGAAAGAGCTGCGAAACGCCTGAACGTAGGGCGTGCCCGCTGACGAAAAAGCTTTCTCATGTCTCTTTTTATCAATCAAAAACAACAGCTTCGCCCCTCTCCCGCCTCCAAGGGAAAAGTAAGCAGTTTTTTACTCGAGACGTAACTATCTAAAAATTCAGTAAATTATAAAATTTCAATAAAAGGAAATTCGTCTAAAAATCCTGCCCTTCGCACACTCCGGTGGACTGAAGTGATCCCGAAAAACTGGACAGTTGTCTGTTGATTGTCACTGAGAACTGACCCGGTATTTTCACCGAGATTTGACCCATCTTCAGTCTTGATGCCGCCAAAGCACTGAAAAGGCGTCACTTTTTGAATCCGTCTCGATTTAGGTGGAGCGCGGATAGAAAGAGACCGGTGCTGGGAGACCAATGCGAACCAGTCTCTACTAAACTGGCGACACGCGAGAACACCCGGCGAACTCCGGGCAAATTCCTAACTTTCTGAATTTCTTCGGTTTTGATCGAGCGAAGCGACTTCGTACTGAACGTCGCTCTACTCACTCCTGATCACGGAAAAACAGGTAAACTCCTCGAGCGTTCCGCAGTGGCTGGGGCCTTGTATAAACGGCGCCCTCAAACTCCAATTGGTGAGGTGGCAGGTTCAGATCTTGAACCCCATGGATTTCAACAAAGCGATCCATCAATTCCTCAAGAATTTTTTTCATAGTCTCCTATCTTCGTTTGATGCTCTGAGATAGCTCCAGGTACCTGCAGAACGCATTTGCCAACTGCATCTGCCGCGGAGTCCGACATTCCGCCTCGAAGACCCTTGGCGACGCGACCAAGACCGCAACACACTTCGCCCGCGAGATTGCAACGTTGAAGCGGTTTGCACTGTATAGGAACTCCATGCCCCGCGGTGCGTCAGCATGGCTCGATGTCGCCATCGAGTAAATCGCTATGGGTGCCTCCTGGCCCTGGAACTTGTCAACAGTCCCAACGCGCGCGCCAGGCAGGCGCTGCTGAATCTCAAAGACCTGCGCATTGTACGGCGCGATGATCAGGATGTCCTCGAGCGTTAAGGGATTTTCCTGACCTTCCCGGTCAATCCATGTTGGCTCACCGGACAAAACTTCCTCGACAAGTCCGGCAACGGCATCGGCCTCCTCAAACGAAGAATTTTGATTGCCTGAATGCTCAACAGGGAGAAACCTCAGACCCGTTCCGGCTAGGGACCCGCCACCGCGGATTTCCTGCAGCTCGCATCCCTCTACAGAGTGCAGCTTGTCGTCATAGAAGAGCTCGGAATTGAACCGGCAAATCTCAGGGTGCAAGCGCCAGGTTTCCTCCAGGAAAAGGCCCTCGTCGTCGGAAATCGTATGTGCGCCGGAAAGAACATGCTCAAGCGCGGAGACACCTGTGCCATCCGGATGCGTGCCCTGCATGGGCTGGTCCAGCTGTTGCGGATCTCCAAGCAAGATCAGAGCCTTCGCGCTCTGAGCAACTGCCAGGACATTGGCCAGAGACATCTGCGCTGCTTCGTCAATGACGAGCACATCGAGCACTTCATGTGCGTCAGCGCGTGACCAAAGGAAGTGCGTCGCACCTGCAACCTGCGCCGCCTTCATGAACACGATCCGCTGTGCCGGGTCGCCGGGCGAAAGCCTGTCCATGATCTCAGCCATGTAAGGCGTGCGGGCCGTTCGATACCGACCAGGTTCTGCCGACGCACGCCCCGAAAGCATCCGATGTCGGTCCGCCCATTGCGACACGGTCAGGTCCGCATCCGGCGTGAGACCCGCGCCCCAGGCGCGCAGGATTTCTGCCGCGCCATCGAAATCCGGCATTTCGTCAGCATCATCGGAGATCAGGTTTGACCTCGGCAAGATCGTCGAGCTGGGCACGGACATGTTTTTCCAAAACTTTCTGCATTGCGGCGGGCTCAACGCCCAAATCTGCCGCCATCAACGCGGCCGCCCGCGCGGGCCAGTTGACCCAGACATCACGCTCCTGCCGCGCCAGCCGAAAAACCAGCGACAGTGCGCGAGCCCGGTCGATCAACTCGCCTTTCAGCTTTTGCAGCCGCAAACGACGTTCCTGCGCCTTCAGCACTTCATTGGCCGTCTTGGCCTGCAAAAAGGTGGTGCCACCGCTATTTGCCGGAGCCTCAAGCCCTTGTTCCTTCAGAGTGTCACCCACTGCCGAGACAGCCGCCTCTGGCACAGGCTTGCGTCTTGGCTGCGGCTTCTTGCGGGTTTTGGATGGGTCGGTTGCCTCAGCGCGCATTGCATCGCTTGCAACCGCATTGATGCTGCCATCCTCGTGCAGCACCAGCCGTCCTGTCGCCTTGGCCTTCTGGATCGCACCGCGTGAAAGACCAACGCGGGTGGCGTATTGGCGCTCGCTCAAACCCTCCATTGCGCGCTCCGATTATCATTCAAAATCATGTGCTTATGTCGTTGATAAGCCTCCGCAGTAGAGCGAACGTGGTCTCACGAAAACGATGCAACTCACCACCGCGCTCAAGCAGCGCAGCGGTCGCGCAAAACCAAGGAGCCGCCACGATGACCCGCTTGAACCCGATCACCACGCCTCGCCACCAACTGCGCGCCGAGAAAGCCGCGCGAAAACGCGAAGCTGCGATCAACGCCTTCATTGGCAAGAAAGCCGAGATCGACGACATGCTCGCCCGGCTTCAGAGCCTCAGCGACGAGCATTTCAACTGCCAACCCGACGAAATCAACTGGGGCCATGTTGGCACCCTTGAGCATTACGCCAGCCTGCTGAAGCGCATCACCGACAGCGCCTTCAACGAAGGCGAGCACGCGGAGTAAGCGCCATGGAAACCAGCACAATTCGTATCGCAATTCGTGAACTGCCCGATCAATTCGATCGCAGCCGCATCACCACAGTCCTTGACGAGATCGAATGCGCCTTGATGGACGACGGTGGCGTTTATGTTCGCGCCTACGCCGACAGCATGACGATCACCATCGAGGTGCCCACCAATCAACTGATCGACGCAGCCGCCTGTCTGAAAGACATCGGTCTGGTCTGAACTGCACAGACCTCAAGATACGCCCCGCACTCGCGGGGCCTGTCTCGGTAGAAGGACGCATGTCGCGATCCTCAAATACTGGAGACACATATGGCTCAGAAATCCACACCGAAAACAACCGTTGCACCCCCGCACCAGACCAAGCAGCAGATCGTGATTGACCTCCTGCGTCGGCCCGAAGGTGCGACCATCGAAGAGATCACCGCTGCCACCGAGTGGCAATCGCATACGGTGCGCGGCGCCATGTCCGGCGCGCTCAAGAAAAAACTTGGCCTCGCTATCACCTCGGAAATGGTGGATGCGCGCGGACGCGTCTATCGTATCGAAGACTGATCCCGCGCCGCTGCACCGCCGAAGTCACGGCGGTAAGGGAGTCTTGCGCGAACAGAGCCGTCGCTTGTCTGGAGCGGCGGCTTTGTCGTTCGGACCCGAATGGCCTCGAACACCCGCCGCAGCACATAGGACCGCACGATGCTGACGACGGTAAAGACCGCCCCCATTTGCAAGTTCTGGCCCAGCGTCGTGTGCAGCCCAAACATCGGGAAGATCAGGATCTGCGTCAGTACAGCGACGCCGTAGCCAACCGTGACATTCGCAATCGCTTCACAAAATGACATCAGACGGGATTGCTTCATTGGCTACCCCGCTCTGAGCGCAGATCATCAAAACTGGTCCCGGCGCCTTCAAGAACAGCGTGCTTGCCAGTAAACTGCTGCCACCGTTGAACAGCCACATCGACATACGCCGGATTAAGTTCAATCCCGTAGCAGACCCGCCCCGTGGTTTCCGCCGCGATTAGCGTAGTGCCCGAGCCCATAAAAGGCTCGTAGACAGCTTGGCCCTGGCTGGAATTGTTCAGGATCGGACGGCGCATACATTCGACGGGCTTCTGGGTGCCGTGTACGGTTTCCACGTCCTGATCCTTGTTCGCGATCTGCCATAGCGTCGTTTGTTTGCGGTCGCCCGCCCAGTGGCCCTTGCCGGTTTTCTTCACAGCATAAAGGCACGGCTCGTGCTGCCAGTGATAATCACCGCGGCTCAGCACCAAGCGATCCTTGGCCCAGATGATCTGGGACCGGATATTGAAGCCGGAGGCCTCGAGGCTATCGGCAACAGTGGTCGCATGCAGCGCGCCATGCCAGACATAGGCCACATCGCCAGGGAAGAGCGCCCAAGCCTCGCGCCAGTCAGCGCGGTCATCATTTAGCACCTTGCCGGTGCGCTTTGTGGCGGCGGCTCCTGCCTTGTTGCGCCAGCCGGGATCGTAGTCGACGCCGTAAGGCGGATCGGTCACCATCAGCTGCGGCTTCACATCACCGAGCAGAAGCTCGACATCGGTGGCCACGGTCGCGTCACCGCAGAGCAACCGATGCTTGCCGAGCAACCAGAGATCGCCAGAGCGGCTGATTGGGGTCTCGGGGGCCTCGGGAACATCGTCCTCGCCCTCGCTGGATGCTGTTTCAGGGTCGACCTCACCGGCCAGCAACGCCTCAAGCTCGGCATCGTCGAATCCGATGAGCGACAGGTCGTAGTCCTCGGCCAGCAGCTCGTTCAGTTCGGAAGAGAGAAGCAGTTCGTCCCACTCCGCCCAGTTTGCCGACTGGTTGGCCAGCAGGCGGAACGCCTTAATCTGGGTCTCCGACAACTCGTCCGCGAGGACAACGGGCACGGTGTCGAGACCGAGCACACGCGCTGCCTTCAGCCGGAGATGCCCATCTACCACCAGCCCGTCGCTGCGCGCGACGATCGGGATGCGGAAGCCAAATTCCGTGATGGCCTGCGCCATCCGGTCGACCACGTCGTCGTTCTTGCGCGGGTTGCGCTCATATTCGACGAGGCGGCCGATGGGCCATTGTTCAAGCTGTAGCGCGTTGGCAGACATGGGCGGATCTCTTTAGCAGATGCAGGGTCACCGTTCGGCGCGCATGGATGCTGCAGAACAGGACGAGCTTGGTGACGGGCAATGGCGGGTCGACCGCCTCAACATCGTGAAACACCGCTTCCACCCGCTTGTGGCAGGCGCGGCAAAGCGGAATCAGATTGGTTTGCGAATTGTCCCGCGTGAGGCGAAACGGAATAATGTGGTGCACCTGGAGGTGCTGCCCGCTGCCGCACATGGCGCAGAACGGGGTTCGACGCAGGGCCTCCCGGCGTATCGTCTTCCAGCGTGAGCCGCGCCCGCGGATGCGCGGCGTCCGGCACAGATGGCGTTCATAGCAGGGCCGCGAACAGAAGCGCGCGCTGGAATTGGTGCGGTCGGACAGAACTGACCGAGGCACCCGAAATTTGCTTCGACAGGTCGCGCAGGTGCGCGTGGTGGACTTGGCGTCGCTCAAGCAGATGCGGCTGCAATATTTCTGCTGGCTGCTTGGCGGGGTTCCAAATCGCTTGCCGCAATGGCGGCACGTTTCATGGTTGCGAGTGGCGGTGCGCTGCTCGCGTCCATTGTCCAAAGCTGACCGGCCAGCGCATGCGCGACATCGCGGCGCTGGATTATCGGCTCTGACGTCTTCCTGTTTTCCGCAGGTTGCACAGGTGCGCGTACGCATCGTCCGTGCCCTTGCCTTGACCGGAACGGCCTTGTTTAGCGGGTGCGACAGCGGCTCGCCTCAATGGGGTGGACCCCTGGGTTCCGGATACCAGCAACCAGCTTGACTCCACGAAGGGTCCAGTGGCGGCCAAGGCATCCAGCTCCAAGGGTTTGTTTAATTGTGGTTTTTGTCAGATCACGGGTGGATACCCGCTGGGGTGGCTTCCCAAGAAACCAGCCCTATCACTAGCGATATTGCGCGCCTTGCCCCCCCGTATACGTTTGGGGCCAGGAAGGACCCGTGAATTCAGTGGGTTAGCGCGCTGGACGCCAGCTGGACCTCTGGTTGGAAACCAGAAGCCGGCGAAGTATCCACCAACAGAAACGGGGAGAGCCGTCTTCCAACGCACTCTCCCCATTATGCCCTACGGATAGCACGAAACTGTTGCATGTGTCGAACATAAAAGTGTTGCAACATATTGGAGTCGTTCAGACATTCAGGCGCGACGCGATCTTGGTCAGTGCGAGCTTGTGCTTGCGCCATGCCGTTGTGCGGTCAACGCCAAGTTCACCGCTGATCTGCTTCCAAGGCACACGCGCCGCCCGAGACCAGATCAGCTTGCGCTCGGCCTCGTCAATCCAAAGCACCCAATCGAAGGTCTGCTCAAGACGAGTGATCGACGCCGCCGACGGCCAGACCCGCATCGGCTGCGGTTCCATGGCAGCGATCTCTCGGCTGGTCCGCGCAATGTCGGGCCAAGCATTGAAGTACCCCTTCGCCTTGACCGGTGGCAGCTTGCGCAGCGTGCGGAACGCTTCTTCGAAATGATCCGCGACATCGTCGGCGGTCCATGTCTTTTTCTCACCCATGGCGCACCTCCCCAGCGTGGCGTGGCCCATAGAGTTTTGCGCCCAATTGCTCGACCAGTTCACGTTCCGGCCAGGTCAGACGATGATCGTCAACGCTGACAGCCAGCACACCCTGTTCGTGCCAACCGTCCCGTTTGACCTGATCGGGATCACGGCGGTGTCCGCCATAGCCTTTGGGGGTAAACCTCATGCCACACCTCCCCGGGTCTCTATGGCCCAGTGCAGGATGGCGATAGCGTCCGCCTCATTGTCATCCGCCGGGCTGAACCCACGCGCCCGTGCGGCGGCGATCATGGCGTCCTTGTTGGCGTTGCCCTTGCCGGTGGCGTGATGCTTGATCGTGCCCACCGGCACGCCCGCATAGGGAATGCCCCTTAGCTCGCCCCAGCTTGTCAGTGACGCCATGAGGCCTCCATAGACATGGGCCGCGTCAGTACCAGCGTGGCGGCGAACTTCCTCAAACCAGATCGTTGCAATCGGTCCAGACAGCCGATCGAGTTCGGTTAGCCAGTTGGTGAACCTCAGATAACGCATACCACCGCCATCGTAGCGGCCGGGCTTGAAGCTGGCGGTGCCGCTGGTGATCAGGCCGTCAAAGCCACGGATGGCCCAGCCGGTGGTCGTGCCTAGATCAAGCGCAAGTATGCAGCGCGGGGTTTGTTTGGGTTGGGTCATGCAGACCTCCTCTTCGATTTGATGAGCAAGGCGAGAGGGCTGGCCGGTGAAGGCTGCGGTCTCGCCAGGCCCCGAAGGGTGGTCTGGTCAAGTCAGGCGCAGGGCGACGAGGTCGCCCGGCAGATCTTTCAAAACATTCAGGGAGGGCTCTTGAAAGATTTCCGCCCCTAAGTCGTTGTCCTGTATGTATAATATATAATCTTTCAATTATTCAATATTTCAATACGTACCTCTCTCCTAATATTTAAACGCGCGCGTACACGCATAGGGAGAAGGGGTCCTCTTGAAAGATTGAAGGATTTGAAAGATTTCTTTTGTCCGTTTTAAATCATGGCTTTATCCCCAATACCTGCTTCAAAATCAGCTTCAGTGGGTTTGAAGGATCTCCCGTCACCCGCCAAACCGCGCGAGCCTGTACACCATGGCCTGCTTGGTCGATGAGCCGCGCATGCCCGTCGTGACATCCCCGCTTTCGATCAAGGTCAGCAGGATCTCATCACGGTCACGCGACTTGAGCCATTGTGAGGCGCGCGTGATTTCGGATTTGGCGATGCCTTTCGCACCTGCCGCTCGAATGATCTCCTTCAACCGCTTGAGATGCGCTTCCGTCTCGGTGTCCGCGACATGGCGTTCAACAGCCTCCATGGTCCGCCGCGCATAATAGCGCACAAAATCGATCGCCCAGTCTGCTGCCGACAGATTGATCTCAGGGTTTGTCGGATCGCGCCCAACCGCCACAATCAGCGCCAGTTTCAACGCGTTCTCCCCAATTCGGGCCAGGATCGCCGTGAAGGCTGTTCCGCTTGCCGCGCGCAACTCACCCGTAAGCTCTGCGCTGAGCAGCCGAAACCGGGCCCGTGCCTCCTCAGTCATGGGCACGATAGTCGGGTTCACAGCTGTGTTCTGATCGGCTGCCTTGCCCGCAAGATTGCCTTTCTGGTGCCCACCCCCGGAGGCCACGCGTTGCAACCCTGCGATCAGCGCGGGATCGGCCTGGCGCATGCCCACGGCGACGTTCTCGTCCGGATAGTCCTCATCACTGGGCAGGATCAGGAAACGCGCAAGCGAGCCATCGACGACGTTTGCGCCCTGCAATGCGCCCCAGAAGTGCAAAGGCGTCGTAGTGCCATAGACACTGAGGCAGGGTTGATTGATATCCCGCCGCTCGTTTGTGCCATCCCGGTTGGCATATTCCGCACCAAGAAATATACCACCCGCTGAGGTGAAGAGCTCTGTCATGTTGTCCAATATCTCAGTTATGTGGCGCGGACTGCGCTTGCGATCAGCGGCGGCCGCCAAAAACATGCCAAACTCGTCGATCTGGAAGAGGATCGCAGGCTGGCGGTGCAGCGCGGTCAAAAGCCCCGCGCCGGAGGCGATCTTGTTGCCACCGAGATGATGGGCCAGCCCCGCCTCGAAAAAGACCTCGTTGATGATCTCGCGGGCGTGGTTCTTGCCTGATCCGCTATCTGCAATGCCCACGACATACAGGTTCGAGCGCAGGTTACTCTCGGTGCGATACTGCCGTCCCATGAGCGCACCAATCGCGCAAAGGCTAGCACCGAGTGACAACAACGGCTGAGGACGCCGGGCTGTCGACAGCATGTAATCGGTCAAATCACCCACTAATCCATCCGGTATGGCCAGCGTGAATGTCGAGGTGGCCGAAGGTTCCTCATTACCCTCGTAATGCCCTCCCAGCTTCGACAAGAGATCCGCCGCAGGATGCTGTTCATCGCGGGCCGTCGATCCATCAAAGCGCAGTGATGCATCAGCTTGCCAGCCGCGCTCCATGGCAAGGTGGTAGATCGTGCCCGCGCCAATCCGGTCGGGCTTGAAACTGGCCCAGGCTTTTACCGTGGCTGCAGGCACATCCTTTGCCGCCTGCGCTGACCAGCCGGCAAAGATATCGCCCCCGGCCTCACCAAGTGCCCCCTTCAGCGCCATTCCAATCCGCACCCAGCTGTCATAATCCAACTCTGCATTGGGCAGCCATTTCAGCGCGGCCTCAATGGCAGGCGATGTCCCCATCTGGCTATGGGCCTGCAGGTGCTCCGTGGCAGGTGATCCTGTCGCAAGGCCACGTTGCCGCAGATGTTCGGGCAACAGCGCATAGGCCTCGTCAAGAAAGGCGCGCGCCATCTCTGCGGTAATCTCAGGCAGCTCCGTGATATCGAGATCAGCCAGCCCCTCCTCTGGCCAGGCATAGGGCGCGCCAGTGTCCGGGTGGTTGGCATAGGCCACGAACTGCTGCCCCAGGCAAAGCACCTCCAGCGGATGACGTTTGATGCCCCTGAAAGGGGTTGCAGTGCGATAGATCAGCATCCGTTTTGGCGCCTTGCCGATGCGCAGCGCCGGGGTATCCCCCAAACGTTCACGCGCCAGTTTCTCGATCTGGAGCGCCAGTTCCGTATCCTCAACGACATCAATATCGACAGCCGCAACCGCGCCGCCAACAAGCCCGATGCCACACTCGGGCCAGGTCGACCATGTCGCGATTTCGACATCAGTTGTCGAGCGTTCGGTATGCCGGTTCCACTCGGGGTAGTCCGCCCAAGCGCCCCGCTTGAACTGGCCGGGCTTTTTGGTGCCTGGGCCGATTGGCAGGATGCCATAGCCATTGGTGACCAGCCGCGCGCCAAACCGCGCCATATACGATGTCTCAGCCATCAGAACGGCACCTCCGAGGTCATGGCGTCGAGCCGTGTGCGGTCTTGTCCCGCCAGCGCGCGCAATTGATCGCAATATCCGGTGATGACCGCATCAAGGAAGCGGTCCCACTCGGTCTCAGTCAGGGTGGCGAGATCCGATTTGCCGATACTCTCGAGGTATTCGCCACCATGTTGGCCGCCAACGCTCATTGCCTGCATTTCATTCGGGGTGGGATCGATCATACCTGTCCTCCTGTTGCAGATGTCCTGGCAGGTGGGAGAACAGAGGTGTTTGCGGCTTTGGTCCCGCCGCTTGTCCGAGACGGTGAATATCGGGTTGAACCAGCCAAACCCGCGAGGTTCCCGGTGGCAGACGGCGCAGAGGCCGGAGTGGATGTGGCGCATGGATCAAACCTGTAGCCTGAGATTTCAAGAAAGCGGCCCGATGGGCGCACCGAGATTGCGGTGGGCCGTGCCAGTTGTCCCGCCTGTGCGATGGCATCGTCGACAGTGCGCGGCATCGGGCAGCCCGGCGCGCGCTTGCGCCACCACTCGAGCGCCTTCTGGCGCGCATAGCCCTGATGCTCGACACAAACCCATTCGTTGTAGGACTTGAGCCCGCAGCTATAGGTGACCTTCAGTGAGGGCAGCCCGCCGCGCTTGTCATGACGGCTGTAAGACACACCATGCACCGGCAGCCACTCGACTTTTGGCGACAAAACCGGAAGCGTGGCCGCTGTGGGGGCGATTTTCACCTCCCGCGCCGGGAATTCGTATCCGCAATCCGGGCATTCGGTGGCCGAGAGCGCGATGATGCTGTCGCACTCGGGGCAGACCTTTGTGGGTGCCTCGCCACCCCCGCCATCGCCCGGGCGTTTCGGGCGGACCAGATCGATCGGCCCGTGGCGGCGGACATTGCCCGCGAAGTCGAGGACCAGGCAGTTTTCCTTGCCCGGCGCGAGGCGCGTGCCGCGGCCGACCATCTGCACATAGAGGCCTGCGGACTTGGTGGGGCGCAGCAGCGCGATCAAATCGACGGCGGGGGCGTTGAAGCCGGTGGTCAGCACGCCCATCGAGGCCAGCGCGCGGATTTCGCCGCGCTTGAAAGCAGCGATGATCGCATCGCGCTCCTCCTTCGGCGTGTCGCCAAAGATTGTGCTGCAGATGATGCCTTGGCGGCCGAACTCCTCGGCCACATGGCGGGCGTGCTCGACGCCCGAACAGAAGGCCAGCCAGGACTTCCGGTCACGGCCGTGCGCGATGATCTCGGTAACGGCCGCCCGCGTAATGGCCTCCTGATCGACGGCAGCCGCAAGATCACGCTGAATGAAATCGCCTGCACGTGTACCAACCTTCGAGACATCCAGCCGCGTGGAAGGCTGTTTCGAGATCAGCGGGCTCAGATAGCCAGCGTCGATCAGGTCGCGCACCGGTGCCTCATAGGCAATGTCGGTGAAGAGTGCGTCCTTGCCCTCATGCAGCATGCCGCTGCCCGTCCGGAACGGCGTGGCTGTGAGCCCGATCACCTTTAGCGCGGGGTTGATCACCTGCAGCGCGTCCAGAAAGCGCCGGTACATGGTGCTGGAATTGCCCGGAATAAGATGGGCCTCGTCAATCAGAACCAGATCGGTGTGGCCGATTTCATGGGCGCGCCTATGGATGGATTGGATGCCAGCAAACAGGACACGCGCTTGCGCCTCGCGCTTGCCCAGACCCGCAGAATAGATGCCTGCCGGTGCCTCAGGCCAAAGCCCAATCATCTCGGCATGGTTTTGGGCGATCAGCTCGCGCACATGGGTCACGATCAGGATGCGCTGATCAGGCCAAGCCTTCAGCACCCCCTCAATGAAGGACGCCATGACGAGCGACTTGCCGCCAGCCGTCGGGATCACCACCAGAGGGTTACCTTTGTTGGACTGGAAATAATCATAGATCGAAGAGATCGCGGCCTCTTGGTATGGGCGTAGGGTCAGCATGGCGTAGCCTCCGTATTGCGGGCGTCATTTGACCAGGAGGCGCCATCGTTCATGCGGTAGGTGACAATGTCGTCCCCCGCATCGATGACCTCACCTGGCACGAGATCGGGGATGAAGAGATGTCTGCTGCAGGCGGCCCGCTGCTCAGCAGGCGACAGCATTCTGTCATGACGCGCGCAGTGCCATCCGCCATCGACAGGCGTCGCATGCAGGCAGGACCGACAGGTCACAGCAGCCCCACCGCCCTCATGACAGGCGGCATGATGATCGCAAAAACGACATTCAAACCAAGCTGGATCTTCACTGATCCGCGCAGGCGGGTGCTGAGCGAAGATAACCCGGCCAGCCTTTTCCAGAAGGCGTTCTGCCATGGCAGGATCGGCCTCAACCCGTTCGATATGCAGCGCGTCCGTGTTCTTGCAGACCGCCATGTAAAGTGCCCGAGTGATACCGGTCAGGTGCATGTAGATCTGCATCTGCGCGGCATGCTGCGGCTTGGACAGCACGACGCCCTTGGCGGTCAGCTCAGTGAAGCTCTTGACCCCATGGGTCTTGAACTCCAGCACATGCCAGGTTTTCGGGGCCTCGAGCAAACCGAGGGCGACGCCATCCAGCGAGCCGCCAAAATGACCGCCATGGGCCTCCACGCGGATTTGCCGTCCTGTTTCCGGATCCAGTTCCAAAACAGTGGCCCCTATGGCGCGCAGGTTGCGCACCATACGGTCCTCTT